TACTGGTGTGCTAGACAAGGAATTTCTAAGGTTTGCAAAGAAATTCTTGCTTGAACAACGGTGGGCTACTTGGATAGGTTATACACACTTAGATTGGTGGTTCCATTTGGCTGGTGGACGCAGAGCTACTATGTTGAGAGAAGATGATCACAATCCGTTTTCAACTCGAAATTGGATTGCAAACATATTTGTTAAATGTGAGGCGTATGTTGGTAAAACTTGGAGGTCTTTCAAACCAAGGATTATCCAATGTCGTGCATCGTCATTGCAAATTGTCATCGGCTCTTTCTTTTATTCTGTGTACAAGTTTGTTGCTCGTAGTTTTTCTTCTATCAGTGGTAAGAACATTTATGCCACTACATGTAATGCTTTGCAACTGGGTTTCATAGTTTCAAACATGCAAGGAGACAAATACGAGGCAGATGCCAGTAACTGGGACGGTTCCGTGACCAAACTCTTCCTTGAGGTAGAGAAATTTTTCATCGCCACAATTTTGCCCTATCAACCAATTTGGATGGGAAAGTTGATGGAATCTTGGTTGAACACATGTGGCAGTTCCCAAGGTGTTAAGTATGCTTGCGAATGGGGTAGGAGATCAGGAGATATGTGGACATCCACTTTCAACACATTGTTGAATATCTTGGTCACCAACTTTGTGTGGGGCGACGACTTGATACAAGCTGTGTTCAATGGTGATGACAACTTTTTCTGCGTCAAAACAGGAGCTGACTCTGCTGCAGCTCTGGTTAAGTACGAGGCACTCGGTTTAAAGATGGTGCTTGTACGCAGACAATCATGGGAGACACTCGAGTTTTGCTCCGGAATGTTTTATCCTACTGCTAGAGGTGTAAAGTGGGGGTTGAAACCATTTCGACAGTTGGCCAAATTTGGAGTGAACTTCAAACGACATAGCAAAAAGAAATTCCCTGGGCTGTTGCTCGGAAGTTGTCTTTCTATGTTACCCATTGCTGGTCACGTGCCCATTTTTGGAAACGTGCTGCGCCGTATTGTTTTAACCAGCAGAGCAGCTCCTGTCTCAGAGGGGCGAGAAGAGTGGCAGATTAATGACGACGTTGTTGATGACATCGATCCTTCGGCTATCCTATTGTTCAAGAGTAGGTACGGATTGAGTGATCTAGAGTACGACAAGTTGGAACGTTGGTCATTATCTGTCAAAGCTACAGATTTTCCCATGGTACTAGAGGATGAATTGTTCACCAGATGTGCGCGCATTGACATGGCATCTGAGTTACTTGACGACGAACATCCAAGTCTGGGAAAGTGGTACGCTTTAGAATCTCCAAAAGTGACAATTGAACAAGCTTCACCATTTCTTGAAGAGATAGCTTGTTGGTTTTGTCCGTGGTTGTGGTGTGTGATTGGAGCACTAGAGACTGTGCTAGGGTCGTTTTGGGCCCTCCCAACCCACTTTTTCTTATCCACCATTAGGGCGAGCTTCGGGCCCTTTGGTGGCATGATAGTGCATTTGGTGTTTAATGCATTTATTTCGAAAGCAAATTTGCTGTCTTACTTGCAATTCGACAGATGTGTTTCCCGTGACCCCGATTGGATGAAGTTGCTATATTCACAGTTGGGAACAGGAGCACAGAGAGTACCAGGGTTTTTCAACCTTATGTCTGATTGTGTGGGTACTATAAAGAATAGGCTAACAGACTGCAACAAAACATGTTGGAGACATGGTGTTTTTCTCTTACATGTCCTAAAGACATACACCCAGAAATCTTCCCACAAGAAGCAGAAGCCTACTGCACAAAGGCCCCGCGCTCCCCGGATGAAGGGAGTAACCCAAGGTGCCAAGATGGGCAGTGAAGCAGTTCGAGAATACATTGCAGCAAGTGTAAATCCTTTTCAGGAGTCAGCACGTGGTGCTAAGTTCCCGGACGAGAATGTTTTGCCCTCTGTGCCACTAACAGCGATGGACGAATATGTGTTGGCTACAGATAGTAATGGTAGAGCCGCTTTGACAGTGCTCCCTTTTATCCGCAACCACTATTCCACTCCAAAAATTACCGGACTCGCCTATGATCAGCCATATTCTTGGGATGCTGGACAGGCCACTTATTATGATTCACAATCATACACAGAGTTCCAGCAGGTGTTTTTGGATTCACGAACCGTTGCTGCTGGTGTTCAATTGTCCGTAGTCTCACCACCATTGACCACACAAGGTCGGTTGTTCATTGGTTTCACTCCTCTCGATTTCTCAGGAATAGTTCTAGGAGACCAGAACAGACCCAAGTCAATTTCTCAGATGTTGTACACCTACAAGTTTCATGAGGTGTCATTGCCTGACTTAGTCAATGAAGCTGTGATTATCCCGTTTCCAGCTATCGATATTGGTTGTACTAGATATCGAAATTCACATTTCCCAACATTGCAAGCTACTCCAAATTTGAATTCTACTTCGCTACCTGACGGAAGTGGATACGAAGAGAAGCAAGCAGTAATCAACGACACTGCTATTGAAACAATGTGTGGTTGGCCATCTCTTTG